CAACACTCTTGGTCTTAGGTGCGGCACCCTTGAGCGCATCGGCAGGCTTGCCGTCTTGGGCAGCTACGTTTAACACGACTGCTTTAGACGCATCGTCTGTCGCACCTTGCTTGGTGGCCAACTCATACTCTTCGTCAGTCAACCAACGCATTGCCTTGAAGTGCAACTTTGGAGCCTCAGCCTTGGTGTCGAACTTCATGCGGGTCACGACCATGCTAGGGTCAACAGACTGCGCCACCAACCAACGGGCATACGCTTGGAGTGGGCGGTTTTCGCCGTCTTCCTTGCCGAAGATAGATGTCGCTGGCAAAGCCAACTGCATCACGTCACCCTCAACATTGTTAGCCAAGACAACAGCAAGGCGCTGTTGGTAACGGCAAGCACGGCTTTGGCCATTGCCAGAACCCGCTACGTTTTGTGGGCAACTTGCACAGGTGTCAGACTGGATGTTGCGTGACTTAGCGTCTGGCTTGTCGCCGTCATTTGACCAGCAGTCAGGGGCGGCTGCGGTCTCGCCATCGTACTTAGCCATGTAGAAGGTACGTGCGACTTTAGGCGCGGCCTTGACAATCACCACATCGAGGAAGCGCTCGTCGATAGCGGCAACTTCCTTGCCACCAGACAGGAGACGGAACACGCCACCCTTGATGGAGATACGCTTGCCAGCGTTACCAGCGCCACCACCGGCTAGGGCTTTGGCTACGTCAGAGAGTTCGCCTGTGCGTGCAAAGGCGGGGAGTTTGGAAGGGTTAAATACTGCTACGTTGCTCATTGTTGTTCTCCTTTAAGAAAGTTTAAAAATACACTCGCGTTGTCAACGAGTTGTTGGGGGGTTGTCATACCACCATTGTTTTTGTGGTGCGTCATTGCATAGCCTAGTGCGCTGTCGCGCACCCATCTATCGCTACGCTCTTCATCAGACACAGAGGGTACTGCGTCTGCGATCTGCTCTTGTTGTGCAATCACTTCTTTTGCTGGTTTAGTCATATTTACTTTGCTGATGGTTTGCGTACCGATATGTCATATTCTGAATTTGAGTTCAGACCCGGAGGTACGACACCGGGGTTTTCTTCTAGGAACTGCTTCATGTTGAGTTGGGCAATCCGCTTCTCGAACAAGTCGAGCGCATCGTGCGCCATCACAAACTTTTTGAAAGAGTCCCAGTCGGCTGTCGAGTAGCGTGTCTTTACAGACAACACTACCGTGCCTTGGTCAGTGCGAAGAGACTTCACGCCAAGGGCGTTCATCTGATCTTTGATCGCGCTAGTGATCTCGTCTTTCTGCTCCTGTAGTAGCGCCACTTGCGTGTCGTACTCGCGGGTCAGTTCGGAAATCCTGTCGCGCATTTTGCGATAAATCTTTACCAATTTATCGAGGGGTACTTGCTCGTCACTCATTGTTTTTTTCTCCTGATGTTTGTCTAAGGTTGGACAGTGTACATGAATTTAAATTGATTGCAACTCCTTTCAAGATTTAATTTCGCTCTCAAATAACTGGGTCAATAGTGAGTGGTCGCTCACCTTGGAAGTCAATGCTTTAAACATTTTCTTTTCGATTGCGCTACCTTCTATGTGTAAGACCGTGACTTTGTCAGACGTCTGCCCCTTGCGATCAGCGCGGGCAATACATTGGATGTACTGCTCTACCGACATCAAAGGACCATAGAAAACAACGGTGTCAGCGGCAGTCAAAGTAATGCCGTGTGCGGTTGCTTGCGGTTGCATCACAAGGATGCGTGGCTCTGGGTCATTCTGGAATCTGCGGATGATGTCACCCCGCTTAGACGCTGGCACGTCACCACGGATCATCTCGGCGGGTATGCCTTGTTTACCGAGGTGTTTGATGATGGCGTCGATACTGCTGGTGAATAGCGCGAACACGATGACCTTGCGACTTGTCTCCTCAAGAATCTCCTCCAGTACCGCCAAGCGAGGCGCAGCATCGAACTCAACTACTTCGCCGTCATCGGTGTAGGCAGCACCACAAGAAATCTGCAACAGCTTGGATACTCCAGCCGCCGCGTTGACTGCGCTTATCGTCTCGCCCGCCGCTTGGATGAGCATACGATCTTTGAGCATCTCGTAGTACTTCTTTTGCTGTGGTGTCAGAGGCACCTCGCGTGTCATGGTGATGACGGGTGGCAAGTCCAAGCACTGGTCTTTGGTGAACCTAATAGCGGGTTGCAGTGCGGAGTGCACTGTATCGGTAGCGTTAGCCTTTGGTGCCCACTTAAACATGGTGATCTTGTTCATCACTTGATCACGCCAAGCCGTGTAGAACTTCGGCACATTGTTGGGGTTGACCAACTTAGCCAAGCCATACGCATCTGCTGGCGACTGTGAGGCGGGTGTACCCGTCATCATCCATAGCAAGGTATCGGGTTTGATGATCGACTGCAAGGACTTCCAGCGCCGTGTGGTCACGGTTTTGTATGCGTTGGCTTCGTCCACGATCACCAAGTCGAATTTGCCGTTGGAATTGATCTCTTCAGCAATTAAATTAAGCCCTTCGTAATTCGTGATTACAAACTCATAGTTCTGCTGAACCATCTCGATGCGACGAGACGCTTGCGGGTGGTGGGCGATGACTGCGCTACGGTGGATGATGCTGGCGTTTAAGTCCTGCATCCATGCTGACTGCATGATCGACAAGGGGCACAGTATCAAACAGCGACGCACCTCACCGCGTTGCATCAGGTAGTCAGCCGCCCACAATGCTGAGAGCGTCTTGCCCGTGCCGGGTTCGGAGAACACAAACGCCTTGCGGTGTAGTGTGAGGAACGCAGACGTTTCGACCTGATGCGCCATAGGCTTGTACTTGCCCGGCCAGTTGTAGCGCCTAGTGATAGGCGATGGGACGTTCTTGACGCCCATGTTCTTGAGTACCCGTGCCTCGTCCAGACCCCAGAAGACAGCGATAGAGGCAGAGCCATCGTCGTATTGCTCAACGATTTGACTGCGCGGAATGATGCTGTACTTGCTGGGGTTTCTGGTTTTTAGTAAGAGTGCCTTGTCTTCGATTATTTCCATTTGCTTCTCTGATGTTTTTATTTGTCGCCGCGATTAGCGGACTTACTTCGCATACGCAGATTGGTCTTGGCGGATGTGCCCCCGCTCTTCAAAGGTTTGATGTGGTCAACGTCTTTGCCGTCACCCTTCTTGGCTGCACCAGTCTTCTCCATGATGCGTCTGGCTTTGACTCGCTCAGCGCGGTTAGCGATCTGTGTGGGCTTGCCTTGGTACTCGTCGTACTCTTTGCGATAGTTGCGTGTTGCCATGCTAGTGCTCCTTATGAAATTCGCATGATTTAACTGGGCACCATCCGCATAGCGGGGTGCGTGTTGGGTTCCATACATCGGCGTCAATAGATGCCGCGATGCGTCCGACTCTCTCGCGGTATTGCCACCACTCAGCTTTCGCTTCGTCCACAGTCATGGTGTGCTTGACCATATCGTTCTTCACCACAAATAGCAAGGCCGACTTGACTTCACGGATGTGTGGGAAGTTGACGAACACCATGAGCGACATGAGTTTAAGTTGCTCACGATCAGGGTACTTGTTGTTACCCGTCTTGTAATCTACCACCCATGCGGTCAAGTTGTCGTCGTCTACGATTAGCAAGTCAGCCACGCCTCGAACCCATACGTTCTTATCAAACCAGCCCGTAGGCTGTAGGTCTTCGGTGAGCGCCATCTGATACTCAACTAACTTGCGTCCTGGCTTGGCCATCAGTGCGTCTAGCGTAGGCTGAACGAACTCAAATTGTTCGGGCAACGGCTCGCCTTTACCAACATAGTCCTCGGCTGCCTTGTGCAATTCCTTGCCATAAATCACGGCTTGAGTTTCCTTGAAGGGGTACTTCTTGAGAATCTTTACCTCGTGGTAACGGCGGGCGCAGCCCTCGTAGTCTTTAAGAGAACTGTGGCTCCAAACAACTTTAGTCATCAAAATCTCGCAGTCTCTATTGCATTGGTTAATCGCTTGGCAAAGGCAGTCACAAAACGCTCGTCGTTGTTGAGGGAGTCATACCCCATGTCTTCGAGTATTGCGTGGACTAACTCATGCCAGAAGGTGTCGTCTACATCAGCACGCTTGAAGCGTTTGCCTGTGCGGTTACTGTTGCGACCGATCTGAATCTTTTGCTCAGGGTAGTAGACCTTGCCCATCAACCCCTTCTCGCGCATAGCTTCAACGATCTCAACGCTGTACCACTTATCGCCGACTTTAATTTTCTTTGGTAACTTCATGCTTCTCCTAATTTTTTGCTAACCCATAACGACGGTGCGCACCACCGTCAGCGTCTAGTGGAATCCCCGGCATATACCGTGGCTCCATAGTCATTTGCGCCAAGACCCAAGTCTTAGCGTCATCCACCTCTGCATCTGGCACAACGGCTATTAACTCGTCATGCACTGTGCCTTTGACTGGATATCTCTT